TTTCTGCTTCTGCAACTCCATCTCATGCTTCATACGCTCACGTTCCAGCTCGATCTTCTTATCTTCGATGTTCTTCTTATACTTCATCTCACGATCTTTAACAAACTCTCCAGAACGAATCTTTTGTTGCTCCATAGCTACCTTGTACATCTCTTGTGGATCTGGAATATTATTAGCGTTGATATCCTTCTCTTCGGTACCACGATAGGTAGAAATCTCAGCTACAGCGATCTTAGTCTGATTATCAGCATCAATCTTATATCTCTCAAGATCCATCTTAGCTTCCTCAAGCATAAGCTCTTGCTCACGCTGTTCGTTCTGCATCTGTTGAAGCTGAATAGCTTGCTGCTGCTCCGCTTCTTGAGCTTGTTGTTGAAGTTGCTCCTGGCGTGTTTGCATCTCTTGAAGTTTCTGCTTAATGATATTAAAGTTGTCGTTTGTAAGAATCTCTGCTGCTTCTAGCAAGCTTGCACCATTTTGCATAGCTGGCTGAATAAGCTGTTGAAGTTTTTGTATATTCTCCATGTCTTTAGAGGTATCACTTACAAATACGTCCATATCTTCATAGTAGAACTTGTCTGAAATGTCAACATAAGCACGCTCACCGTTGTCGAAGATGTAGCTAAGCTTCTTCTTACCTGTTTGTTCCCAAGCACCTTTAGCAGTATTTAATAACATGTTTAGAGCGTGACGTTTACATTGATTATGTGCCCAGAACAATGGTTCTGTAATATGTGAAGATTGGATTACGCTGCGTTCAACGTTACCCACAAGTTCATGTTGTGATATAGCACCTTGACGCTGCTCTGTAATACCAGAGATAGTACCTGCTAATTGTTCGATCTTATCCATCAACTGAATATACTCAGCAATCACGTTCGACATAGTAAGATCGAGAGAAGTGATTTGATTAAATGTAGCAGGCTTTCCGCCTTCTCTTCCTGGTACGTTCCAACCTTCTTCATAAGGATTAATAAAGTTTACACCTACAGAAGATAGATAGTGCATCCATCTTTCAGGTGAAATATTCATAGACTTTGGTATCTGTGTAATATCCATATTGACAACCTTACCTTTATCACGCGCAATTGCAAGTTCGAGTCTATACCACAGCACAATGTACATATACTGTAGAGGTTTCAATATACTTACCAAAGATCTAGGTTTACTGTTTGTATTACTATAAATACAACCGCAGTATGGAAGTTTTTGAGAGTTTGGATTATCTATAGATACATGCTGATATTCAAGTGGTTGTATACCAAAATATAAATCAGAACCAGCTCTATAGCCTTCCCAAACTTCTACAATCCAATCTGGAGTTACATCTAATTCCATTCCAGTCTTCTTATATGTTTCGTCTGCAATCTCTGTCTGAGGTGTACCAGTTTCATCCATATAAGTAACATAGAATATCTTTTTAAATGACTTCCAACAGCAGTGCCATACATTTATTTGATGTCTACTCTTCTGATCGTATATTGGATTGTCATATATATGCATTTGAATGCCTGAGAAATTATCTACCGGATCTTTATCGCCCATGTCATTTGAAGGTCTTCCGGTAAGCATTTCATTAAGTTTATTAAGGTCTTTTTCTGTAAGTTTGTCGTAATACCTATCATACAATTCTGGAACAGACAATCTCATTCTTCTACAGCACCAAGATCCATCTTCTATAAACTCTAAGTCTGGAGACTAATCATAAGCGAAGAATATAGGATTTACCCTCTCCAAATAAGGCTCATCGTTCTACACCCCCACATAGTATACTTCGGTACCAGCGATAAGAGCGTCTTTCCAACCTTTAATAAATTCATTGTCTAGATTAAGTTTTTCTCTCAAGTAAACAAGTGTATGATATGCAGTATTCTCTATAATGTCTTTATAATCTTTTGACATATACTTAGCAATAGCTTCGGGAGGCATTACTTCTCCATTCTATAACTATTGCTAAAACTATTGTGCTTCTTCAGGACTCATCTTTGAAGTGACAGCTGCCATTATATATTGCATGAGCAGTTCCTTTTCTTTGTCCATCAATTCTGAAGCTGCTTCTTGCGACGTTCTAACTACCCTGAAATTCATTGGCCTCTTTGTCTCTTCACCTATAAGGAGGTCTACCTTAGGCCTAATTATATTGAAATCTTGAGGGGTAGCTGGAAATCCGTCGTCCACTTTAAATGGATTCGTAATTCGCTTGAAGTCTTTTTCATCAAATATAGAATTATAAAGGTTATAATAGGTTTGTATCTCTCCGAAACGTGTTCTGTCCATTCCTCCGGACACAACATTGCCCTCACCTATAATATAATTCACACAGTCTTGCTACCACTATTCCGTTTTCTTTTTCAATGGAAGCTTCTGTTGAGGGAAACTCGAATTGTATAAATTGTCTTCTACTCTAACCATGTTTAAAAACTAAATATAGGTATATCGTCTTGTGGCTACTCAGTTTCGTAATATTTCTAACTAAACAATGGTAGCTCGAAGAGTTCAACCTGTTTGTTCTATTCTTTTGCAGCTGCAGCCTTTACCTAATATAATTCTTCTCTATATATCATTACCATACACAAAGCTATTAGACGGTCTACGTTTTTGACACCGTCATTCTCTATAAGCTCTTGTATTAAAGGCTCGCTGTATACTCTTTCTACATTAGGGTGTCCTGGTTCATATTCTTCCATTAGCCATTCGAGAATTAATCCTTCTCCGTACGCCCTAATCTATTTTGTCATGTGGCAACCTTTTCGGCGTTGCACTCTACTGTCTTTAAAGACTTCCGTAATAATCTTATCTGGCTAATCTGCCAGTAAATAATCGCAATGTTTATTCGTAAAGTATGGGTATATACCTTTTCTCTCATTCTCAAACAGAAGTCTAGCATTATAGAATGTAAGTAATTTACGTACATTCTCATAATATTCTTCTGCTGTTGCTGGTCGTCCTGTATACTCGGCGACGATCACGTCATTCCACGCTTCTCCTGCTCTAACGCGTTTAAATATGAACGTCGATCCTAAGGAGTTAGTGAAGGACTCGTCGTGATCATACGGGTCGCAACCGCCAATGTATAATCCAAATGGGGGATCTGAGACTGGGTATTCCCATATGACTACTGATCCTTCTGGTTTGTCATCGTTTTTTAATGGGTATACCGTAATATCTCCTGATTTTTTCTCTGTAGCCTTAACCATGCCGTTTCCATCCCAACTTAAGTCAACTATATGTTTCATGTTCTTGAGCTTTGTGTTGGTACGTATCCTGGTTAGCTAATCCATTAATAGCTTTCTAGGAAATATATTCTTACCTAATTCTAGGCAAGCTTCTTGTGGTTTAATAGGGCGTTCAGAGATAAATCTATCAATAGACTATTGAGTAGCTCCTCCGTCCTTTACTTTGTTTCTTTGATTGATTAATTCTTCTATTGCTTTATCTACTAAGCTGTTACCGTCCTTATCCATGAACTTAGGGTTACCATTTTCATCATCACCCTCCATGTTCCAGTATGCTGGAGCAAAGAATCCGCATTTAGTATTCTCAGCACCATCATCCCATATATTTGGGAAGCTTAGTATATTAAAAGCATCTGGATGATAGAACATGTTTTTTAGTCCATCAAATGCACCACCTTCAGTACCACCTGTGCCAAATGCTATAAGTAGACCAAATGCGTGTCCATCGTCCGTTTCTACAGCAGGCTGTTCAACTCGCCATGCTGTTTCTAGGTTTGGGAATTTACCTCCCTCTTCAAATAGTACTAACTTACCACGAGTACCACGAAGACGTTCTGGGTCATTCTTCAACGTAATACCTGTAATAGCAGATAGATAACCTTGTTCAGTTTCTTTACCAAGTTCATCTTTTACTTTGAATCCAGAAACTCTCTCCATACGAGTAGATGTAAGTCTTTGTTTCGACCAATCTGTGTGTTTGTCGATAAAGTCCATAATCTACCACGCTTTTGTAAGAATACCGTCTCCCACAAGGAATTTTTGCTCACTTGCTACTGCGAAGTTTTTACTTCCTGGGATAAGTTCGTAGTTTCTGACTAGCATACTGGCTCCTTTGAAAGAGTAGCCTCTTTGTCTGCACTTAAGAACCGCCATATGCTTTCCTTCATTTTCAGCTTCTTCTATTGCATTGAAGTAGTAATAATCACTGTCCCAGAATCTTGGGAAGCCAAATATACGTTCTCGACGGGTACGTTTGTTTCCGTATCTATCAGTATATTCAACCTCCTCAAGTTTCATTATAGGACAATAGTTTAAATAAAAATAATGATAGCCTGTAATAGAATCTCCGTCTTCTGCTACATAGCCATTGAGACATCTATCAGTCTCTCTGTCCCAGAACGTATTGTAGTCTGTAGTTCCTCTGGGTGCAAGTGTATATGCTCCATGTTCCTAGAAGAACAGAGCAGATTGTCTAAATTTATCTGAATTGTATATCTTCTTATTAAAGTCTATCATAATTATAATCAAATTGCTGCTAATGCTGCTTTAAGTTCTGCAAGAGTCATTGTACTACCATCTGCCATTAACACTTCATCAGACGTTGCGTTTAACTTAACAAATGAGCTTGCGTGTACGCCGCCATCGAACTGATAAGATTCACCACCCATGAACTAAACTTTCTAACCGACTTTCGCATTAAAGGCCGTTATAAAATCTCCCTGCTGTCCTCCTGAAAATATGTCCATGTCTCCATCTGACACCGAAACAGTTCCGTTTACAATAGGAAGATAAGTATTACTGTCAACGCTTCCGTCGGCTTTAAGGAATTGAGAGGATGTACCACCAGTTTTAACAAAAGCATTTGACGTAACTTCGTTTGCTGTAATAACAGTGGTGTTTGTATTGTCAAATGAAACTTCTGTATCTCCCCAAGGTACAGAATTTGTAGCAACTAGTTTCTGTGTGTATATATCTCCATGCCAACCCATTCCTATATGGTTCAGAGCACCAGAGGCATTTGAATCTACAGAACCATTTATCCATCCATCACATCCCAAATGAACGTCTCCCCAGTTATATAAATCTAATTTAGAAACGTGGCTTCCGTATAACCCTCCAAATATACTAAAAGTATCTTCATCTGATACACATCCACCAAATATACTGCCACTTCCATTTTGAAATGTGAGCGTACCGCATCCTAATACACCTTGTTTTGTTCTATCTGTATTCCATACCTAAAAATACGCGTCCGTTCCTGGGTGTGGAGTTCCGTCTGGATTATAATCTGCATAATCCATCTGAAACAAGCCATCCATAAAATGAACTCTGGGTCGGTTATCATTTGTAGCATTTATATCAGCCATTACTACACCGGCAGCAGTTGTTACATACAAGGAGTCAGTATCAACGTCTAAATTGTTTGCAAGAATCTACATTTGTGTAGAATCGTTTACAAGTTTTCCTACAATCTGACTAATATTAAGTCTATCAGCATTTAGTGTACCAGAAGTAATAT